AAATCATAACTAAGTCTTGACCTTCATATCCAACTGCCAATGCAACTGCCAAGTTGTTTCGGATAGAACGGTTAATATAGTTTACTGTGTCATCTGATAAGTTATAAATAGTAATCTCTGCCTGATTAGGATCTTTATTATTATCTTTCTTTACTGTGAAAGATATTTGATGTTCCGTAAGTAGATATAAATTAGCAGACGACTTTGTTGTACTTGAAATCTTTGTGTCCAAATCAACTGTCGATTTAAATGAAGAGTTCTTAGTACGTTTCTTTGAAGTATCGGTAGCTGTACCGATTAGAAGCTTATAGGCTCTATTTAAGTTAGGAGCCGGAGCTTTCGTATATTGTCTTTCTGTTGTATCTGCCACGTAACCTCCTATTAAGCTTGATCAGATACTGCATCTATGTAGACAAGTGCAAAACGTTTATCTAATCCGGTTGTTGTGAAACCTGGTCTTCCGTTCATCTTCACTGTGTCTACCAAGAAAAGCTGTCCATCTGGTACTGATTCTAAATGTTTGTACGGCAATAGTAAGTCTAAACCGTTTGTAATCTTGAAGGTAATACTCGGATCATCCCCAGATAACCCCAACTGACATTGCCAGGATTCATCTCTGGTGTTCCAACGCAGACGAATATCGTAATCTACTCCATCCAGTGTTACGGTGTAAGTTTGATCTGGGTATTCTTCTGTCTTGAGATACCATGCGAAATATGTTGAGCGGTCGTCAAGGAATACTGCTTTATAGCCAGTGTTCGTTGTTGTACGGCTGGCTTGAGAGAATGAAGAAATAGCCATTATCTTCCTGTCGGACCTCCGTTGTTAAGATTAGACGTTCCTGTTGTATCACCAGTACGCTGAGTTAAATCACCCTGTGGTGCAACAACCTTCTGCTTAACTGTGCCACCGACGTTCTTGTTGGCTTTGGTTTTAGTTGCAATTATGTTTGTTTCGCCATAGGATACAAGACGAATTTGCTCAAACTCCAATTCAAATTGCATGGCATATTCAGATTGATAGTCGTAAGAAATTCCCTTGAGGATCACATTTTCATAAACTCTATGTTCTGTGATAAGAATAATTGGTTGACGCGCATCAAAAATCTGGTCAAGATAGGTGATAGCCTGACTAATACGTGTTCCGTTAACTCCTGCGCTGTAGAGCATATCCCTCATAAGACGGACAGGCGTTTCAGTTATCATACCCGATAATGTGAATGTGTTGTTCTTAATTTGCACATGGTCTGATACGTCAGCGCCATTTTCTACAGGATAACTTGTAACGTCTGCTTGACGTTTAATCCCTACACTCGGAACGGCATCGAACACAATGGCTTGAAAGTTCTGAATGTACTGATCGCTGGAACTGTTGTAGATGCTTGCAAGAATACAAAATCCGTTTTCACTTTTTACCGTAGAACTGGTATTACTATTCTGCGTAGAGTTAATGGCTCTTTCCATTTCGGACATTTCGCCAGTGTTTTGGCTTGGTTGTGTTGCCATGTTTTACCTCTTAGTTAGTTTAGGGTGGATCTTCCCATATGACTTATTTTAACACATATAGCAAGAGTTTGTCAAGAGAAACGAAAAAACCCCGCCGAAGCGAGGTTTATCATTATCCGCCAGTTGATGAACCACCACTTGACATTTGTAATGTCAGTGACTGAGTGTATGAGTTACTGAATTCATTCATACGAGCATCAAACATGTTCTGGAATCCGTAGCTGTCTGGTGTAATCAGAACTTGGAACGCCTCTTTAGGAATCGTCAGAGTGTTCTGTACTAACAGTTGAGACTGCGTAGGACGATAAGAGTTAGCACCAAGAGTTGCTTGGTTAGCAGCAAAACTGTATGGGTCCATACTTGCGTAGCTGTTTGCAAATCCAACCTGGTTCGGACCGAGAGCAGCCTGTCCAGCCATCAGGTTAGGATCTTGTACGCCAGGGATCATGTTCAGATTAGCTGCGCTATTCATCATACCATTCCAACGAGCTACCAGCCAACCTACTGCACTATCTTCATAGTACAAGCCGTTATCGGAAAGTTTCTCGTGTTTATTCTCAGGGTTGATGCTTACGATCCAACTTGCAAGAGATGCAAGAGCAACTGCAATTTCACCTGCGGATTTACCGATCTCTTTCGCTGCATTCATGAATAGAGGAACATTCTTCTGGAACTCAGGAGCTTCCTTCATTGCATCCATGAAACCAACAACCATGTTAGCACTGAATCCATCACCAAACTGATTCATTTTTTCAGAGAGAATAACGTACTGTTGAGCGGCTTTGATTTGTTCATCAGTTAGCGCACCACCAGTTTGAGTTAACTGGCGAACCATGTCCATGTACTCTTTACCATTGTCCAGGAACATACGTTGGTAGTGCATTAAGTCATCACCTAAGTTTTCCATTAGACGACCAATCTGAGCGGAGTTCATACCACGACGCTGACCTTCGTTCACAGTTGCCTGGATGAAGTCAAGAGGTCTGTTCTGGAATTGTTTAATCTGATCAATGTTCCAACCAAACTGGTTCATGATATCGTTAATACCGCTATCACCACCTTTCCATTTCCCTGATTTTTGGTCAAAGGTAGAGTTCATCGCAGAGTTACCTAAGCGTTCACGAACGTCTTTGATGTTGTCGATTGCCTTGATGATGTTAGCTGAGTCAACACCGTTCACACGTCCCCAGGCTTGCATAGCTAAGATTGCGTTAGGGTTAGTCTGTACGTTCTGAGCACCACGAGAAATCATGTTGGTACGTTCAGCACTCTTCGACATTGTTTCCTGAATACGGCGTAGTCCTTCAACCACTCCAGCACCAAGAATAGCCCCTGCAATCATGCTTGGGTTAAGTCCTAAACCACCTTCTTTGATTCTATCATAACGACGAGCACGATCTCTTGCTCTTTGATCCTGTTCACGCTTCTGTTCACGTTCACGAAGTTTACGTTCTCTTTCACGTTGACGAATACGAGCTTTTGCGATAGCCTCTTCTTCACGTTTGACACGGCGACGGCCTCTCACTTCATCTTCGATCTCTGCGTTTTTAGCGCGGTGAGAACGACGAATGTTATCAAGCTGATGAGCCATTGTTTGGTTTAAACGTTGAAGAGTGATTTGCTCTTGACGATATAAATCTAACGTCTGTGAGACAATACGGTTTGCTTGTTGGAGTGTAGCGTTATCGGCTTTTGGAAGCTGTGCCGCTCGGAACGAGAAGTTTTCCATCTTCATGTTCGCGATATCATTTCTACGTACAGCCGGATCTACCTTCGGTGGTTTTGGCGGCTTAGGTGGACGTGGAGGAGGTGGCGCGGGTGGTGGATTACCACCGCCAGCACCTGGAGGAGGATTGCCCCCTCCGGCTCCGCGCATAGCGTCACGAATACGTTTAGCGTAACGTTCCATCTCTTGCATCTGGCGTCTAATCTTCGTCATGTTCAATGACGGTTGAATACCTTCCGCAAAATTTTTGATACCTTGGATGGAATCCTTTGCCTCTTTCAGACTCTGTTTATCCACCGTAAAGGTAACGGTGTTTTTGATTTTCGAAGTGTTAATTTCTAACAAGGGATTCCTCCGTTATTACTCGTTAGGGATCATACTCTTGAAGACATTATCCAGTTGTTTCACTGTACGTTGTTGTCCTCGTTTAATATCATGATCTTTGGCATAAAGCGCCTCAACATAATCTTCGTAAGTCAGGTACTCATACAACTTGAGAAGATAGTCCACCCCATAGTTATCTAAGGTGTAGAGTGTTTCGGATGTGTGTTTTACCACTTTACAGAGAATAACTTCATACCACGTTAAGCTAATTGTTTGCGAGGCAATGTCAATTGCATGTTTAATGGCTGGATTTAGCTCTTCGCCAGGCTCTCTATTCCTTTGAACTGTGTCAACAGTTTTCCGAAACCTCGTTTGAAAAAAGGGGAATAGTTCACCTCAAGAACTTTCGCAGTTAATTCAATTACGAGTTCAGGGTGAGCAAAGAATAATTCGTCGAAGTTTTCTGATACGTTATGACCAGATTCAGTATAAACCTCATCAAGAATTTTCTGGAGGAATAACGCAAGGTTCTTTTCTTCCAATCCTGAGAATAGCTGAATAAGTGCCATCGCAATACGCGCTTCAAGATCCTCGTCTGCTGACGAAGTAGCCGTGTCATACATAATCATTGGGACAGCTAATACGCTCCCCAGTTCAGGAATCCTTTCAAATACTTTGGTTGGACTCCATTTTAAAATTCTGAATCGGACAGAACGACCTTCATCAAGTTCAATGTCTACGATTTCTTCTGGACGTGCATACTGTTGGATAGTATTATCTTTTTGTTTTTCCATTATATATTCCTCTCTCAAAAAAAAATAAAGGGCATTGCTGCCCTTTTATATTACTGAATGGTCAGCGCAGAAATTGAGTTCAGCGCGTTAACGCCAACACCGATTGTCGAGCGAAGCAGAGTCGCATCTTGCAGACCGATTACCCACTGGTTTTCCTGAATAGTGTCACCGATGGTATCGTCTGGTTGACTTTGAATCCAACCAATGGTAGTAATGTAGTAACCGCGAGGATCTTCCAGGTATACGCTGAAAGCTACTGCGCGAGTAGAATACATTTGCTGTGCATAGGCTGAAAGAACTTCATTAGCCGGAGATGTACGTTGCAAAGACATAGTTAGCGTACCAAGACGGTTACGGCTAAGTGCTAATGAAACGTCACCATCAGTACCAGCGTATGGGTTGATGATATCGTTGGTTTTAGATACTACGATCTTAGTATCTGAGGCAAAGCCCCACGGTTCCCAACCACCCAGAGAAAGAATTACCTGAGAAGGGTCGTAGGCCATCATGCCTGTAAGCATTTTATCCAAAGTGGATCTCCTTTACTTGTGTATAAGCGGGGCTTTCACCCCGCCCTCGATTATGAGGATACTGTAGTGCTGTTAGAGTTCTGTACGTTGGCAGTACGGTTCGTTAGAACGTTCACCTGCACTTTAACGTAGTGGAAGAATCCGGCG